CGCTACACCATCCAAAGCTGAACCCGCACAAAGCCATCTCACCAAGGAGCCGCCGCGGTATCGCCTCGGCGGCTTTTCTTTGCTCGTTTCCCGGTCGCAGGTTTTGCGCCAGGGGAACGAGCCACCCCGTGTGGATACATCGGGCGAAATCCCGTTTTGGGACTCTCCTCGGCTTCCGCGCGGCCCCAGTAAGTGACGTGACCGGACGGTGGCGTCACTTACTCGTGGCCAACCCGCACCTCCCGCCGTGTTGTTCAATGCCACCATATGGTTGAGGTTCAGGGATCCTCCTGAGGCGAACACTGCGACTCGCCACAGGTAATACAGGGATTCTCCCGTAACTGAACACAACCGAGGGATACAATCGGACGGAGCGGCGAAGGTGTGGACGCATTGATTGTCGGCCCCTTCGTGCGATACGGAACCAAATCGCAGGGCATCCGCGTGGGTTTTTATTAACCGCAAAAACTCCCCTCTTTTTAGCTTCCCTTGGGCGAGATCTGTTTCGGGAATTCTTTGAAGCGCGGCCTTTGTCGGTTCCGGTCTAGCAACAGAACCCCGGTCCTGGATGCCGCTTAATCGCGTTCTGACCCCGGCTTGGAGGTGGTGACGGATCGTGGGGGCAAGCCCCGACAGTACCCGCCAGGAGATTGCCTTAGAGTGTTCCCCGCATGACGGCGTCGGAGGCGAGGAATCTTTCGATTTATCAGATCGAGCGTCCCGTCCGCCCCCAGGAGAATCCCCGTCCAAAATCATGCGCGGGGTGAAGGGTACGATGTACGTACGTGCGGACAAACACGAAATCCGCATCACGGCAAGAGAGAAATGCGGATTATCTTGATAGACTCTCCGCTATGGGTGATAAGGAAGATGAAGAAACTATGTTCCAAGAGGCTGCCAAAACAGCTTGGGTGAGGCTGTTCATTCGTGAGGCCAGCTAGCGAGGTTACCCGATTGAGGACATCGTCGCTCTGCTGGATGAGCTTTGTCTACCAGAGAGCCAACGCCAAATGAGACCCGCCAATAAGGGATTGGTGTTCTCGGCGGCCCGCGTCGGGCTGAAGTCGGCATCGTAGCCCATGGACTTGCTAGACGCCCAACTGCGGCGTGCGCCAATAAAACCGGTCGTGGGGTGATTCAAAATCGGGGCTTCCCGCGGAATCCCCAGCTACCCGAAGGTGCAGGAGCTAATACCATCCACACAACCCGCTGGAGGCCCGCTTATGCGATACGACGATCGGGAGAAGCCACTTCTGGCTGTGGCGCTAAACCTTCTTGGGTGGTTTGCGATTTTCGTTGCGGTCGGAATGGCCCTTATCAGAAGCGGCTATTACACACCGCCGTTCCCCGCGCTACGCTGGACTGAGATCATTTCGACGGCGGTAGGCGGGATATTGTTCTTGACGTTGGCCGGGATCATCCGCGGCGTGCACCGGATCGAGCTTGCGATTCGCGAGACAAGCTCAACCCCGCTCGCCAGGCTGCTGCAAAAAAGCGATAGGCGGCCAAAGAATTTGATTTAGACGCTACCCAGGGGCTTCGACCACCTGTGAAAGAGTTTCCACACCTTATAACCAAAGTCAGAACTAAGCGCGACAGCCATCGATTCCATGATCCAACCGGATATTTCGGTGAGCGCGCCTTGTCGCAAAACCACAAAGCTCTGGTCGGGATAGAGTTGGCCATCGATGTCCACATCTACGCCCGTGTAGCGCTCGCCAATGATCAGGGGTTCGCGTCCTCCGAGAATCATTGTGTAATCGTTCATAACCATTGGCACCCCTTGGGAGCCGGGGGCGCTATGCGCCGTGGCGGTGGTGGAGGTGCGACTCGCCGGGCAAACGTGAGAGCCAAGGCGTCGGCATCGTCGGGAGACGCCATACCGCGGCTCGCCATGTCTTGTTTGGACTCAATTACCAGCTTGTTGGAGCGGTTGATATGATAGCCCGGTCCGGTCAGCTGCACCTCCAACTGTGTGTCGTCCGGAATCGCTCCCGTGACCAGCCAGTCTTTCATCTGCGACCACATGTAGGCTCGCATGTTGAGCTGGTGGGGATTGTGGGAAGCCGAACCGAAATTGACCTCGTGCACGTTCTTGAACCCCAGGACTTGGAGACGCTCGACAATCGGTGAACCGAAAGCCGAGTCGATGAACATGGCGGCTACGTGGTGGTCGGGCCGCGGGTCGCTCAGGATGTCGGCCAGCTTCGCCACAATCACATTCCGGTCGCGCGATTGCTCGCCGGTCAACCGGACCCGAGGCAGAGTTCGCGCATCTTTTCCTCGCCGCGGATAGGCCACCGTCCAAGCCGAACCACCCCCGGAAACGTCAACGCCGTAAATCAGCGGGTCATCCCGCAACGTCTGGGGCACTCGCTTCTGGGCTTCGGTCACCCGGTCCTGGTCGATGTATTGCAGCTCCGAGGCGCGAGGCGGCAACCCCAGCACGCGGACACGGAACCAATCCGAATCTTCGCCGTAGTCACGCCGCCACTCCTCGATGAGGGTCTTGTTCGTGAACCGGGAATTGCGCGAGTCCACTCGCCGATGGTTCCAGCGGTCCCGCTCCCGGCCGAAGCAAATCTCGAAGAAGTGACCGGTGTTGCGCTCCGGCTGCCCCCAGGCGAAGAACATGGGCTCACCATCGGTCAGTCCGCCGTAGGCCACCTTCCAGATGCCGTCGGGAACGATTGAGGCCTCGTCGAACAGATACCAGGAGGTCGAGGTCTTGGCGTGCTGGCCCGCGAACGCCTGGCTGTTCTCTTCCTTGCACGTGACACCGACCACTTTCCAGTTTTCGGGGTCTTCGTAAGCGTAGATGCCGTTCGACAGAATCTCGAACCACGGAGCGGTAATACACAATTTGGTCCACCACTGGATGGCTGCCATGGTGCGCTCCGAAAGCTGCGTGGCCGTGCCGGCCGTGATAGTGCCGATTGAGCCCGGCCGCGTGCTGAGAATCCAGTTCGTAATCCATGCGCCCATCGCGCTCTTGCCGGTGCCGTGGCCCGAGGTCTCGGCCATGCGGACCGGCATCACCGCGGTGTGGCCATCGAAGTTGCGCTTCCGCACTTCCTCGCCCAGCGACTTGAGGAACTCGGCCTGGTTCTCGTCCGGCCCACTCTCGTTCTCCAGCGGGCCAGGTTCCCCCCAGGGGTAAGCAAAGCGCACGAAGCCCAGCGGGTCCAGACGAAATCCCTGGACCATTCCCATCAATTCAGCGTGCTCAGCGGTCTTCAGGTTTGGCATGGAGCCCATTTAACCTTGCATTCTCTTGTAGGGCCATGCCTTTACTGTCCTTTCAGCTTCTCAAGTGCGCGGGCCATTGGAGGGATCTCTTCCTTAACCGGCTGGGCATCAATGACCCGCACCGGCGTAGGTTCGGCATGTAGTTTTGCGAGACGTTGGCGTGCGATTTCGGCGAGCGTCAATCCTCCGGAGATTTCCACCGCGTGGTCCAGCCTGTCTTTCTGGCCGAGCCACTGTTTACCCAGCCAGATCAACATGGTGCGGTCACCGGCTAGGGCGAGCTGCACCTGCTTTGCCCGCAGGCTGATTTTCACCTCGGCCTGGGCTTCGTCCACCAGGGCGCGCACTTCCGGGTCTTGCAGCCGGCGTTGCAGCGTATCCTCACTCATCCCAAGACGGGCGGCCATCTCGACGTGCGTCGCCCCGGTGCGCGCTATGCGCTTCAGCTCCTCGAGGTCGAGGGACTTAGGCGGCCGGCCGAGTTTTCGCTTAGCCTTGTCGGACATCTCGCACCTCCTCGAAAGTCTGGCCTGAAGCCTCGAGCGTGGCTTTTTGGCCGGTGAACTGTTCCCAGCGCGTCACAATGACATCGACGTACTTGGGTTCGAGTTCGATTCCGAAGCACACCCGCTCCGCGGTTTCAGCGGCCATCAGCGTCGTGCCACTGCCTAAGAATGGGTCGTACACCAACCCACCGCGCTTGAGGTGGTTCAGAATTGGGCGCCGCATTAGCTCGCACGGTTTTTGCGTCGGATGGTCGAACTTCTGTTCATCCGACCCACCCATAATCTGTTTCGGCGAGGCGGCGTCCCAGATGGTGGTTTGGTC